TAATTGGGGTACAGATATTGCAACAGGAACAGACTACACATTAGTAAGTGGAGTTAATGTTGATGCACTAACTGGTGGAACAGACGATTATTCTGTAACTGCTGGTGAATTAGAACTTGCATACGATAAGTTTCTAGATACAGAATCATTAGACATAAATCTAGTTTTAGGTGGTGCATCAAGTATTGTTGCAGACACAGAAGCTGGAATGGACACTCATGTAACAATGATTAATTCTCTTGTAGAAAGTCGTAGAGATTGTGTGGGATTTGTTTCTCCATATCGTGCTGCGACAGTCGGTGTTGCAGACCCAATTGATGCAACTAAAAATGTTATTGATGGGTTTAATACTTGTCCAAGTTCATCTTACATGGTATTCGATAGTGGATACAAGTATATGTATGATAAATATGCTGATGTATTTAGATTTGTTCCATTAAATGGGGATACTGCTGGTCTTTGTGCAAACACAGACAATGTTGCAGATGCATGGTTCTCTCCAGCTGGATATAATCGTGGTAGAGTTCGGGGTGCAATAAAACTATCTCTAAACCCAAGTAAGGCAGAAAGAGATATTCTTTATCGTGCAAGAGTTAACCCAGTTGTTAACTTCCCAGGCCAAGGGGTAACACTCTTTGGTGATAAGACTGCATTATCAAAACCAAGTGCATTTGACCGTATTAACGTCAGACGACTATTCTTGGTTCTTGAAAAAGCAATCGCAACTGCTGCTAAGTTTCAACTCTTTGAGTTCAACGATGAGTTCACAAGAGCACAATTTAGAAACTTGATTGAACCATTCTTACGAGAGGTTCAAGGTAGAAGGGGCATAACAGACTTTAGTGTCATATGTGATGCTGCAAATAATACTGGTGATGTTGTTGATCGCAATGAATTTGTCTCAGACATCTATATTAAACCATCAAGGTCTATTAACTTTATTACTCTAAACTTCATCGCCGCAAGAACGGGCGTTGCATTTAGTGAGATAGGAGGATAACATGGCTAATATAGACGACTTTAAAGCAAACTTAATAGGTGGTGGTGCAAGAGCCAACCAATACAGGGTAACTGTTACTCCACCAGTTGGTATCGCAATAGGACTTGATGTTCGTAGAGCATCATTCCTAGTTACTGCATCAAATCTGCCTGCATCAACTTTAGGTGAAATTCCAATTCCATTTAGAGGTAGAAACATTTATGTATCTGGTGACAGACCAGCACCTGATACATGGAGTACAACATTCTACAATGATACAGACTTTATGATTAGAAACGCAATGGAAAGATGGCATAATGGTATTAATGATTTTGCAGAAAATACTGGGGTTATTAACCCTTCTGCATATCAAACTGATTTAACTGTAGAACAGTTAGATAGAGATGATACTGTTCTGAAGAGTTACATCTTTAGAAATGCTTATCCATTGACTATTTCTGCAATTGAATTGACAAATGCTGAAGCTGGAGACATTGAATCATTTGAGGTTTCATGGAGATATCAACACTTTGAACCTTCAGGCGTAAGTTTCTAAACCTACTAAATAAGAGATACTAGTAGGAGATATTATGGCTGAACTTTTTGGTTTTAAATTTGAACGTGCTAAATCTAGCGATTCTCAAGATAAGTTTACTGAACCTAGTTCAGATGACGGAACTCTTGAGGTCGCTGGTGGCGGCTTTTACGGACAACTTTTAGACACAGACGGTAGACAACGAACCGAGGCAGACTTGATTCGTAGATACCGTGATATTGCACAACAACCAGAGTGCGATAGTGCGATTGAAGATATTATAAATGAAGGTATCGTTTCTAATGAACGAGATCAAGCTGTCGATATTGTACTCGACAGAATTATGTACACAAAAAAAATTAAAGACAGAATTAGAGAAGAGTTTGATACTGTATTAGAACTTCTTGATTTTGAAACTAAAGGTCACGATATCTTTAGACGTTGGTATGTAGATGGACGACTCTATTATCACAAAGTTATTGATCAAAAGAATCCGAGGCAGGGTATTCAAGAATTAAGATACATTGAGCCTAACAAAATTCGTAAAGTTAAAGAAACTGAGAAGAAAATTAAGCCAGGAACTAGTATAGAACATATTCAAACTAAGAATGAATATTATCTGTATAATACTAGTGGTTTAAAATCTGGAACTGCTGAAGGAATTAAGATTTCTCCTGACAGTATTACATATGTACCTTCTGGTTTAATTGATCAGAATAAAGGTCATGTGCTTTCATATTTACACAAAGCAATCAAACCTGTAAATCAATTAAGAATGATTGAGGATGCACTTGTTATCTATCGTATATCAAGAGCGCCAGAAAGACGTATATTCTATATTGATGTTGGTAACTTACCAAAACAAAAAGCAGAACAATATCTAAAAGATGTTATGAACAGATATCGTAACAAACTAGTATATGATGCATCTACTGGTGAAATCAGAGATGATAGAAATCAAATGTCAATGTTAGAAGATTTTTGGTTGCCTCGTAGAGAAGGTGGCCGTGGTACAGAGATTACTACTTTGCCAGGCGGATCAAATCTTGGTGAGATAGATGATATTCAGTATTTCAAAAATAAACTATTTCGCTCATTGAATGTTCCTGTTTCTCGTATGGAAGCAGAGGGTGGTTTCAGTCTTGGTCGTTCAACAGAGATTACAAGAGATGAATTGAAGTTTACAAAGTTTGTACAAAGGATGCGTAAAAAGTTTACACCACTATTTACTGATATTCTAAAAACACAACTTATTCTTAAAGGTGTAATTACTTTAGACGATTGGAAAAAACTAAAACAACATATTCAGTATGACTTCTTGCAAGACGGACATTTTGCAGAACTCAAGAAAGCTGAGTTGATGGAAGATCGAATTAATGCATTGGGAAGTATTGAATCATACATTGGTACATTCTTCAGTAAAGAATGGGTACAGAAAAACGTACTAAATCTTAATGAAGGTGAAATTGAAGATATGCAATCACAAATGAATAAAGAAGCTGGACTTGACCCAGAAGACGGTGGAGTTGATATTCCAGATGGTTCTGATGGTATAACAAGATATCCATCTCAAGATGGTAATGTAATCCCAGCAGATGATATTGAAAAATATGATGACGACTATGAACCACCAGAAAAAAATGGAGATAAATAATGAGTGCAGAAGAATTTGTAAACGCATTAGCCAATAAAGATAATTTAGGAGCAGAAGATGCTTTTAAGACAGCAATGTCATCAAGAATTGGTGATGCATTAGAAACAAAAAGAAAAGAAGTGGCTGGTAGTATGATTAAACAACATATACCAGATACAGAGGAAAAAGAAGAGAGCTGATGAAAACTTTTAAAGAATTTAAAAAAGTAGATGAGTATGTACAATTTGCTCCTGCAGCTGCAGCTGGTATTGCAACAGTGGCAAAAGGATTATCTAAAATTAATCCTTCAAGTATAGGAAGCACAGCTTCTAGTGTTGTTGATAAAGTACGTTCTACTGCTTCTAAAATTAAAAAAAGTTTAAGTAAAGCAAATACAAATAAAAATAAAGTACGAAGAAATGAAGCTACAAAAACCTTAACACAAATGTATAAACCTTTTCAAGAAAAGGATGAACACAAAGGGTCTAAAGCTTATAAAAAACTTTCACCTAAGATGAAAGGTGCTGTAGATGAAATATTTGCAAAAATGGATGCGAAACCTTCAGATTTCCTAAATACTTTTGAAAAAACAATTAAAGAGATATCTAAAAAATTTAAAGTCCCAGAAAGACAACTTATGGGATATTTTGAAAAAGAGATGCTAGCATTTTAAGGAGTTAAATAATGGCTTTTACAACAAGAACATTGAGGGATACCATAGTTGGAACTACTGGTAATGGTGGTACAGTTACTATTCTAGTTAATATAGAAGATGACACCACTGCAAACAATGCTATTTTGGATGCATCTGGACTAGACGGACACGCCAATGGTGCTAAATTACACATCAATAGAATTTGGTGGGGATTAACACAAGGTAGTGCTGATGACGATACTGGTCATGTAGACATTCAAGAAAAGGGTTCATCAACTGACATAGTTGCAATTAGACTTGCTGGTACAGGACATTATGATGGTTCTGCTGGTAAGATTGCAGCTTCTGCAGCAAATACAACTGCAACATCTGGTGATCACGAAATGACTTGTTTTGGTACATCTGGATTTGTAATGATTGAGTTCAAAAAAGATGTAAACTACACAGCTTAATAGAGGATAGGATTATGGGATATACATTAAAATTAATATCAGAACATATAGAGCAAGATACTGATTACTTAATCGAAGAAAAAGATGGTAAAAAAGAGTATAAGATCAAAGGGATCTTTATGCAAGCAGATATCAAAAACCGTAATGGTCGTGTATATCCTATGGAAATTCTGAGTAAAGAAGTAAAACGATATAATAAAGAATACATCAGCGAAAAACGTGCATTTGGAGAACTGGGACACCCAGACGGGCCGACTGTTAATCTTGAGAGAGCATCTCATATGATTACTGCACTTTATCCTGATGGTAAGAACTACATTGGTGAAGCAAAAATTCTTGGTACACCAATGGGAGAAATTGTAAAAAATCTTATGGACGAAGGCGCTAAGCTGGGTGTTTCATCAAGAGGTATGGGGAGTTTGGACTCTAAAAACGGTGCAAACTATGTGAGAAACGACTTTTATTTGGCGACAGCAGCAGACATTGTTGCAGACCCTTCAGCACCTAATGCTTTCGTAGAAGGTATTATGGAAGGTAAAGAATGGATCTGGAACAACGGTTTAATAAAAGAAGCTGAGATTGCGGAAATGAGAGATAACATAGAAGAAAATGCAAAGACAGATAATTCCAAAGCTAACGCTTTAGAGTTCGCAAAGTTTCTTCAAAAGTTATAAATTTATAAATAAATGTAATACTACGAAAAGGAGTAATCCCCATGGCAAATGAACTAGATAAAACCATTGAGGAATTAGAAGCGGAAGTACTTGGTGAACTAGAAGAAGCCAATGGACAAGACGCTCCTATGAAGTCAGCTGCGCCAGCAGATAAGATTGACACCTCAAAAGCAGACTACGAAGACACAGGTAGTGCTGTTGTAGACCCTAAGCAAAAAGACTCACCAGCAAAGAAAATCGCTGCTAAAGCGAAAGAAGTTGGTAGTGATGCACAACAAAAGGGTGAAGGAAAGCCAGATAAAATGGCTAAGATTAAAGAAGATTCAGATGGTGACGAAGAATCAGCTGAAAAAATGCCTAAAACCAAAATGGAATACATGACTGCTATGAAAGACATGATGTCCAATATGGATAACGGTATGGGCAAAATGAACAAAGAAAAACTCATGGCAACATATGACATGATGAAAAGCCAAATGGACAAAATGGAAGGTTCATACGAAGAAACAGAAGCAGATAAAGCAAAATCTGAAGCTGTTGAATCTCGTTTAAAATCCATTGATGTCGCAGAACACGTTGAAGCTCTACTAAATGGAGAGGGTGACCTTTCTGAAGAGTTTAAAACGAAAGCAGCTACCGTATTCGAAGCTGCAGTAAAATCTAAAGTACGTTCAGAAGTAGAACGTATGGAAGAAGAATACAGCACAGAACTGGAAGGTAATATAAACACAACAAAAGAAGGGTTAACTGAAAAAGTTGACACATACCTAAACTATGTTGTTGAAGAATGGATGAAGGAAAATGAACTGGCAGTTGAAAGAGGACTTAAAGGCGAAATCGCAGAAGATTTCATCTCAGGTCTAAAACAATTGTTCGAAGATCATTATGTTGATGTTCCAGACGAAAAGTACGATGTACTTGAAGCACAATCTGAAAAGATTTCAGAACTAGAAGGTAAGATTAATGAAATGATGGAAGCTTCCATTACTCTAAAATCTGATAATGCCGAATTAGTTAAGGAACAGGTAATGTCAGAAGTTTCTTCTGATCTTGCCGAGACAGAAATTGAAAAGTTTAAGTCGCTTATCGAAGATGTAGATTATTCTAATGAAGCATCTTATCGTGAAAAACTAAGCACATTGAAGGAAAGTTATTTCCCTAAATCTGCTCCAGTTGTGACCGAAACAATTGATGATGTACAAACTGGCCAAGCACAGGACGTTGATTCGTCAGGTTCAATGGCAGCATATATGTCTGCGATTGGTCGAACTGTCAATAGTGCAAAATAAACAATTTTATAAATAGTAGAAAATAAAAGGAGAAACAAAATGTTTCAAACAGAACATCTACAAGAAAAGTGGTCGCCAGTCCTTCAGCATCCTGATCTTCCAGAGATCAAAGATAGCTACAAGCGGGCAGTCACAACAATCATCCTTGAGAACCAAGAAAAGGCTCTAAGAGAAGACAAACAGTTTATGACAGAAGGTACTCCAACTTCATTCGTTGGTGGTAATGGAGCATTAGACACATGGGATCCAATATTGATCTCACTAGTCAGACGTTCTATGCCTAACCTAATTGCATATGATATCTGTGGTGTGCAACCAATGACAGGCCCAACAGGACTTATCTTTGCTATGCGTGCTCGTGGACTATCAATGGACGGTGCAGAAGCTCTTGCTGATGAACCATCAATGTTGTCTAACCAAGACGCTGGATCAGATACAGGTGGTGGAGACATCTCAGGTACTAATCCTTCAGTTCTTAACGACTCACCAGTAGGTACATATACAACTGCAACAGGTATGACTACAGTTCAAGGTGAAGCTTTAGGTGATACTACAACTAATGCTTTCGCAGAAATGGCGTTCTCAATTGAGAAGCACACAGTTACAGCAGTAACACGTGCTCTTAAAGCTGAGTACACTATGGAACTTGCTCAAGATCTTAAAGCAATCCACGGATTAGACGCAGAAACAGAATTGGCAAATATATTGTCAACTGAAATTCTTGCAGAAATTAACCGTGAAGTTGTTCGTAACATCTACGTTTCAGCTGTTAAAGGTGCTCAATCAAATACTACAACTGCTGGTATTTTTGACCTTGACACAGACTCAAATGGTCGTTGGTCAGTTGAGAAGTTTAAAGGTCTAATGTTTGCAATCGAAAGAGATGCAAATGCTATTGGTCAACAAACTCGTAGAGGTAAAGGGAACTTGATTCTTTGTTCTGCTGACGTTGCGTCTGCATTACAAATGGCTGGTGTTCTTGATTACACTCCTGCTCTTAATAACAACTTGAATGTTGATGACACTTCAACTACATTCGCTGGTACTATGAACGGACGATACAAAGTATATGTTGATCCTTATTCAGCAAACGTATCTGCTGCTCAGTACTATATTGTTGGATATAAAGGCACTTCACCTTACGATGCTGGTATGTTCTACTGTCCATACGTTCCGTTACAAATGGTTCGTGCGGTTGGTGAAAATACTTTCCAACCAAAAATCGGGTTTAAAACTCGTTACGGTATCGCTGCTAACCCATTCCACACTGGAACAGTTGCAGCTGCGAATGACGGAGCAATCTCCATCAGTTCTGCTACCAACAAATATTACAGAAAAGTTAAAGTTTCTAACCTTATGTAATAGTAATAGTTGGTCTAACCAACTAAAAAACAAAAACTTAAAGAGGGGATTTATTCCCCTCTTTTTTTTATTATAAATAGTAGTATGGTAACAGCAAATTCACCTCTCTCTAGACAACCAACTAAGTTAGACTATTCGAGTCCAACTCAGTTTAAGTTTAATATACACCAACTTCCCAAAGTTGAGTTCTTTACTACCTCTGCGGCTATCCCTGGCATATCACTGAATAACTACGAACAACCAACACCATTTAAAAGTATACCAATTATAGGTGACCAACTTACATATGATGACCTTACAATTTCTTTTATAGTAGATGAATATCTGGAAAACTATATTACAATTCATAATTGGATGACAGGTATTGGTTTTCCAAAAAATAGATCACAATTTACTGCTTTTAGACGTACTGGTTCAAATACACCTAACTCAAGGGGCAGTGGAGGTGGAGGTGATGGTCATACTGGCAGTCCTATAAGTGATAAAGCGTTTTATTCAGACGCAACACTTACTATTCTATCGAATAAAAATAATCCACTAGTTGAAGTTCGTTACCATGATATGTTTCCAACATCTTTAAGTGCATTGGAATACAATCAAAACACCACTGATGTTGAATATATAACAGCAAACATAACTTTTAAATATAAATTATACGAGATGCATACATTATAATGGAGTGATAATGACACTTGATGAAATAAAAACTCAAGTCCAACAAGATTTGAGTATTGATAAAGAACACCTAGATACAGAATCCCTAAAAAATCAAGAAATAAAGGCAAAATATTTAGATTACAAATCTAGGTATGAGCTTCTTTTGTTTAAAGCAAAAGGAGATTATAAACGATTGTATCGCCAGAAGTGGGAATACTATGGTGGTAAGGCTGACGCAAAAATCTACATTAGTAAACCGTTTGACCTTAAAGTATTAAAGACAGACTTGAGTGTATATATTACATCTGATGATGATGTAATAGATGCAGAGAATAAAATTGGTTACTTAGAAACTGTTGTAGATTATATTAAAGGTGTCATTAAATCTGTTGATAACCGTGGTTGGGATATTAAAAATTCTATAGAATGGAAGAAATTTGAAGCAGGATTAACTTACTGATGAAAAAAGATTACAAAGTAACAGACTACATACAATATCAAAAAGGTATTGTTGATGATAAATTATGTTGGAGATTAACCAATAGACAGTTTGAATTTAAACCATCAGGCTATGCAACACACGATAGTGGTAAAGTAGTTAAAGCAGATCGTGTGTTAATGGATGACGCATGGATAAAAAGTAATGATGAACTTTATTCAGATGTTAAAATATCATTTGAAAAGACTATAGAAAAGTACAAAGAAGAGTTTCCATTGTTTAATGTAAGTCGATTAACAGATTTTCGTATTAACAGATACGGAGTTGGTGGTTTTATGTCAAATCATGTTGATAACATTCATCATAGTCATGGGCAACAATATGGGTTTCCTCAAGCTACAATATTATTATTTTTAAATGATGACTATGAAGGAGGTGAAATTATTATTGCAAATAAACAATTTAAACCAGAAAAAGGTTCTGCAATTATATTTCCATCAAACTTTATGTATCCCCATGAAGTTTTAAAAGTTACTAAAGGAGATAGATGGAGTATGGTTTGTTGGTTGATGTAAAAAAATATAAATGTTTTCCAACCGTAATTGGAGAATTTAAATATATAATGCCTTCTGTTTGTGAGGAACTTATAAAATTTAAGAGCTCTGATATTTTTAGCCAAACTGAAGATGATATTCATTTGTTGTCAGAATTTAAATCATTTAAAGATACGGTTTTAAATGCAACTGACAAATATTTAAAAGACTTAGAATACATATACGATAGTTTAGAAATTACAGGTATGTGGGCAAATGCAATGCATGGTGGTGAAACACACGCACCACACACTCATTCAAACAATCTTATGTCAGGAGTATATTATTTAAAGGCATCTAAAAATACTGCACCAATTCAGTTTTTTGATCCAAGAGCTCAAGCTCACATACTATCTCCAAGAAAAAAATATAATTGGGATAACTCTAATATGATTCAGTTTAATTCCGTTAAGGGTGTAGGATTACTATTTCCTTCTTGGTTACAACATTGGGTGCCGAATAATAAAGATGACAGAATAAGTATATCATGGAATATAATTGCTAGAGGCGATTATGGTGAACCAAAGTCTTTACAAAATGCAAATATCTAAAGTAAACGAAGTATATCTACAATTAGAAGTTGACGATAGTTTAGAAAGAGAACTTTCAGACTATTTTACTTTTGAAGTGCCTGGCGCTAAGTTTATGCCACAATATCGTAATAGAATGTGGGACGGTAAAATACGTTTATTCTCTCCACATAATGGTAGAATATATGTAGGGTTGTTACCCTATATAAAAGAATTTTGTTTAAAAAATTCTGTTGACTATATAATAGATAAAGGAGTAGAAGATGACAGGAATGTTGTTCGTGAGAGCGTTGGAGATTTCGCAAAATCCTTACGTCCCACCTCACAAGGAAAGCCAATTGAATTTCGTGATTATCAGATTGATGCAATCCATCATGCTATATCAACAAATAGGGCTCTTCTTGTTTCTCCTACTGCATCGGGTAAATCTTTAATAATATACACACTCATTCGTTATTATCATATGATGGGATTAAGGACATTAATATTAGTTCCTACTACATCATTAGTTGAACAAATGTATTCTGACTTTATTGACTATGGTTGGAAAGATGAGTTCATTCATAGAGTATATGCAGGCCGTGATAAAGGTTCTAAAAAACCAATTGTAATCTCTACATGGCAATCAATTTACAAACTTCATAGTCAATACTTTGCACAATATGGTTGTCTTATCGGTGATGAAGCTCATCTATTTAAAGCAAAATCTTTAACTGATATTATGACTAAAAGTAGAGATGTAAAATATAGATTTGGTTTAACAGGAACACTTGATGGCACACAGACACATCGTTTAGTACTAGAGGGCTTATTTGGAAAAGTCAAGAAAATTATTACTACAAAAGAATTAATGGATAATGATACTCTTGCAAAATTAGATATTAATTGTATTGTTTTAAAGCACTCAGAAGAAGAATCTAAAAGAATACGAACATATACATATTCAGAAGAAATAAACTATATTGTTTCTCATGTAAAAAGAAATGAGTTTATTAAGAATTTGTGTAGTAATATTACAGGAAACACATTATGTTTATTTCAGCTAGTTGACAAACATGGTGTTTTATTGTATAATGAAATCAAGAAGTTTGATAGAAAAGTATTCTTTGTGTATGGTGGAACTGATACAGAAACAAGAGAAAACATTCGTGCTATCACTGAAAATGAAAAGGATGCAATTATTATAGCTTCATATGGTACTTTTTCTACAGGCATAAATATTCGTAACATACACAATATTGTTTTTGCAAGTCCATCTAAAAGTAGAATACGAGTATTACAAAGTATAGGTCGGGGACTAAGGCAAAGTAAAGATAAAAGTGATGTAAAACTTTTTGATATATCTGATGATCTAACTTATAAGACCAGAAGAAATTTTACATTAAGACACTTTTATGAAAGAATAAATATCTATAAAGAAGAACAATTTAATTATAAAATAGACAGGGTAACAATATGATTCCACAAGTTATAAAGCTTTCAAACGGTGAAAATATAATTTGTACTATTACTGAAAGTGAAAATCCAGAACAATTAAAAGTAACTTCTCCCTTGAAGATGGATACCTTTAATAAAATTACAGATAAGGGAGTTGTTGAATCTTTAGGTTTATCTAGATGGATACAACCTTATTCTGATGAGCCTTTCTTTAAAATAGAAAAAACATCTGTTGTTATTATGACACCAGCATCCGAAGGATTATGTAGATACTATGAACATGTAATACATAATATAGATAATATGGTATCAAAGGAAGTTAATATTAAAGCTTCCCGACCAACAAAAGAAGAACTTAATATGATTGAAGAAGAAGAACATTTTGAAGAGATGGAAGAGTTTCTAGACATGTTTGAATCTGATACAATACATTAATACTATTCTTATTATTCTGAAGAAGGTACAATACCTATTATACACATAACAGGTAGCCTTGTCAACCCCTAAAATAAATAAATTATATTAAATTAACTCTTGACATTGGTGCTAATTTAGTGTATTATAAAGGGAATAAATTAAAAAACGTATTAGTAGGAGAAATATAATATGGTACAAAACGCAATTACAACAATCGGTGATAAAATTTCAAAAGTAAGTGATCAATTTATGGTTAATATGTATGACAATGGATTCATGTTTGAAATTAGTGGAAGAGATGATGATGACGAATATCAAACTGTAAAGATTTTATGCAATACTGTTGATGAGATTACTACACTTATTGATGAAGCCGCAGATATGCAGCGTGACATATAAATGACTAACCTGACAGACTATATTAACTTTGTTGATACGGTCAGTAGTGACCCAACAAAAAATACTGATGATATGATTAATTGTATTGGTATCATGGAAGAACAGGGTATGAATACCTCTAGACTTTTAACAGCATCTATTGGACTTTCTGGTGAAGTAGGTGAGTTCAATGACATTGTAAAGAAGGTTTTGTTTCAAGGTAAAGAGATTGATGAAGATACAATTCGACATCTACGTTCTGAATTAGGAGACATATGTTGGTACATGGCACAGGCTTGCATGGCACTAGATACTACTTTTGAAGAAATTATAGACATAAATGTAGCAAAGTTATCTGATCGTTATCCTGGCGGCTTTGATGCATTGCGTTCTGCAAGTAGAAAAGAAGGTGATATATAATGAATGACTTTTTGAAAAGAGTTCTAAAGGATGTGGGAAATGAATATGCTGCATTAGTAAGTGATGGAGTTGAAGCTGGTGATGTAGAAAGTTTCATCGACTCTGGAAGTTACATATTTAATGCTCTGTTAAGTGGTAGTATATATGGTGGTCTTCCATCAAATAAGATTACTGCAATAGCAGGTGAAAGTGCAACAGGTAAAACCTTCTTTATTATGGGAATGGTTAAAAACTTCTTAGATGCAAATCCAGATGCTGGTGTACTTTACTTTGAGAGTGAAAGTGCAATTACAAAATCAATGGTAGTTGAAAGAGGTATTGATCCCAATCGTATGGTTATTCTTCCTGTTACAACAGTACAAGAGTTTCGTACACAATCACTCAAGGTATTAGATTCATATATGCAACAAAAAGAATCTGATCGTAAACCTATGATGTTATGTCTTGATTCGTTAGGTATGTTGTCTACTACTAAAGAAGTGGAAGATACTGCTGATGGTAAAGAGACACGAGATATGACACGGGCTCAAGTTCTTAAAGCTGCATTTAGAGTACTAACTCTGAAGCTGGGTAAAGCAAAAGTACCAATGATTGTCACAAATCACACATATGATTCGATGGGTTCTATGTTCCCAACAAAAGAAATGGGTGGTGGTTCTGGACTGAAATATGCAGCCTCATCTATTATATTCCTATCTAAGAAAAAAGATAAGGACGGTACAGAGGTTGTTGGTAATATTGTACATTGTAAGAATCACAAATCACGATTGACTATTGAGAACAAGATGGTAGATGTTCGTCTATCATATGAAAAGGGTCTTGATAAATATTATGGTTTAATTGATCTTGCAGTTAAATATGATATATTTAAACAAGTATCTACTCGTATTGAACTACCAGACGGTAAGACTCAATTTGGTAAAACAATTATGAACGATCCAGAGACTTACTTTACAGAAGAAGTAATGAAACAATTAGATGAAGCTGCTAATAAGGAATATAGATATGGCCCGAAAACCTAAGAAAAAAGGTGTACATTATGTGGACAATAAAAGGTTCTTAGAAGCCATGAAAGAGTGGAAAGAAGAATGTCGTGAAGCTGAAGAAATGGGTGAAGAAAAACCTAGAGTTTCAAATTATATAGGCGAATGTTTTCTTAAAATTGCAAATGGACTTTCTTTTAGACCAAACTTTATTAACTACACATATAAACAAGAAATGATCTCAGATGGTATTGAAAATTGTCTTCAATATCTTCATAATTTTAATCCAGAAAAATCAAACAATCCATTTGCATATTTTACTCAAATAATATATTATGCATTTATTCGTAGGATTCAAAAAGAGAAAAAACAAACTCATGTAAAACATAGATTAATTGAAAAACAAGAGTTTATACCTTGGGTCACAAATCCACATGATGACAGACAATATCAAGTTAGTGGATTTGATATAAATGTAATGGTGCCTGATGAGGCTGTTTATAAACCAAAGAAAAAAGATACAAACAAAACCCCAAAAGGTTTAGAAAATTTTATGGAGCTAGATGGTTGAAGATTGCTATAATTAACGACACTCACTTTGGTGCAAGAAATGATAATGTAAACTTTAATGAATATTTCTACCAGTTTTATGAAAAACAATTTTTTCCATACTTAAAAGAAAATAATATTACTCATTGTATTCATTTGGGTGATATTATGGACAGACGTAAATTTGTTTCATACCGAACAGCAAAAGATGTTCGTGAACGATTTGTCAAGCAGTTTATAGAACTGGGTATAGAACTTCATGTTTTGATTGGTAATCACGATACTTATTATAAAAATACAAATGATGTAAATTCTGTGGCTGAACTTTTTGGTGATAGATATGAACAGATACATATTTATCCAGAAGCTGAAACTGTATTGTTTGATGATACACCTATACTGTTTGTACCTTGGATTAATAATGAAAATCATGCTAATACTCTAACAATGATTGAAAACACAAATGCTCAAGTTTGCATGGGTCATTTAGAGGTTGCTGGTTTTGCAATGGCAAAAGGATTGATAAACGAACATGGAATTAATAAAAGCATTTTTGGAAAGTTTGATACTGTTTTCTCTGGTCATTTTCACCATAAGTCCGATGACGGTCATATATTTTATTTGGGAGCTCCGTATGAATTTTATTGGTCTGACTGTGATGATAGAAAAGGATTTCATGTTTTTGATACGCAAACAAGAGAACTTGAAAGAATAATAAACCCACTTACTATTCACAACAAAATTTATTATGATGACACACAAAATGATTATACAAAATATGACGTAAGTAAACATAAAAATAATTATGTTAAAGTTATTGTTGTAAATAAGAAAGATTTGTATAAATTTGACCAGTTTATTGATAGAATACTAAAGGCAGACTGTCACGAAGTTAAAATCATAGAAGATTTTTCTGATTTAGATGCAAATACTGTATCAGACGATATAGTAGAAAATACACAAGACACAATGACGTTGCTCGGTAAGTACATTGAGGAGTTAGATACCACATTGGACAAGGGAAGACTCATTAATTTACAACGACAACTATACACTGAAGCTCAGGATTTAGAACTTTGATTAATTTTAAATATGTAAGATGGAAAAACTTTCTTTCCACAGGCAATAACTTTACCGAAATACAATTAGACAATAGTCCCACTACACTTATCATTGGTGAGAACGGTGCTGGTAAATCCACAGTTCTTGATGCATTGTGTTTTGGATTGTTTGGTAAACCATTTCGTAGTATCAGTAAGAATCAATTGATAAACTCTATTAACAATTCAGCTACAATTGTTGAAGTTGAATTTGAGATTGGAACAGTACACTACAAGGTGATGCGTTCTATTAAACCAAATAAATTTGAGATTTATCAAAATGGTATTATGTTAAACCTAGAAGCAAACGTAAGAGATTATCAAAAGATTCTGGAACAACAGATACTTAAACTAAACTATCGTTCTTTTACACAAGTGGTTATTCTTGGTAGTTCAACATTTGTGCCTTTTATGCAATTAAAGGCTAGACATCGTAGAGAAGTTGTAGAAGAGATTTTAGATATTCAAATATTCTCTACTATGAATATGATTTTAAAACAAAAGATTAAAACTATTGTAGAAGATATTAGAAATATTGAATATAAGTATGATTTAACTTCTGAAAAGATAAGCTTTCAAGAAAATCATATATTAGACTTAAAAGAAAATAAAGAAAAAATTATTCAACAAAAACAAGAACTTATCAACAATAACGAAGAAGAAGTTTCTAAGAGAACTAATGAACGAAATATATTAGAACATAATTATCTAACAGCTATTACTTCTATTGATGATAAGCTATCAGTAGAAACCAAAAGTACAAAACTAAAAGATATACAATCTACTCTTGTAGAAAAACACAAGACACACACTCATATGATAAAATTCTTTGAGGACAATACAGACTGCCCAACTTGTGAGCAACACATTGATGAACAGTTTAAATCTTCTATAATTTTACATAAAGAAAAAGATGCGTCTAATCTTCAAGATGGTATGAAACAATTAAAGAATGAACTAGATAAGGTAAGTAATAGAAGAAAAGAAATCAAAACAATTACCGATACGATTAGAAAATGTCAAGTTGATATTGCCAAAATTGATTCTTCAATTCTAGAACTGGAAAAGTTTAATACACAATTGCAGACAGAAATAAAACAATTTAAAACTGATGGTGCTGTAACTTCTGATACTGACAAGCTAGAAGAACTTAAAGCTGAAGTTTTACTTTATGAACAACAGAAAAACAAACTAAGAGAAGACAAAGTTTATTCAGAAGCAGCAAGAACTATGTTACAAGATACTGGTATCAAGACCAAGATTATTAAACAGTATCTACCAATAATGAATAAACTGATTAATAAGTATCTTACATCAATGGAGTTCTATGTAAACTTTACATTAGATGAAAACTTTGAGGAAACTATTAAATCACGATATCGTGATGAGTTTTCTTATGCATCTTTTAGTGAGGGAGAGAAAATGCGAATTGACCTTGCGCTACTCTTTACTTGGAGAGCCATCGCAAAGATGAAAAACTCTACAAATTGTAATCTACTTATGTTAGATGAAATATTTGATAGTTCATTAGATGGTACTGGAACAGATGAGTTTCTAAAGATACTGAATACATTAAGTGGAGAAAATGTATTTGTAATCAGTCATAAACAAGATGCACTCGCTGACAAATTTAGAGATACAATTAAATTTGAGAAGATAAGGAACTTTAGTCATGTGGCAGTATAATGGGGAAACGTAGTGACTTTGAAAGAGTTGAACGTGACTTTTATCCAACGCCAAGTAAAGCTGTTGAGCCCTTAATTCAACATTTACCTAAAGAACAATTTGCTTTTGCAGAACCTTGTGCAGGCGATGGTGCTTTAGTAAATTGTATTGAAACAATGACAGATGGTTGGTGTTCTTGGGCTAGTGATTTGGAGCCACAAACAAATAATATTTTAACTAGACATTTTAGAGAAATAAACATAGACGACTTATTTGAGGCAGATTATATAATTACAAATCCGCCATGGGACAGAAGTTTATTGCATCCAATGATAGAATATTTTACTGCCTTTAGACCTACTTGGTTATTGTTTGATGCAGATTGGATACATACTAAACAAAGTATTCCTTATATGGGAATGTTGAAAAAAATTGTAAGTATTGGTCGTGTAAAGTGGATAGAAAATAGTAAAAGTGTTGGTAAAGATAATTGCTGTTGGTATCTGTTTGATAGAATACAATCAAAGAACACTAAATTTTATGGGAGAATGTAATGTCTGTAATATGCCTCTATTTGGGTGTTTTACACCACACAGGACGTTGCTCAGTGGGGCTTAAGAAAATATGTGACCCAATGTCCGAGGGTTGTGATGTATTTATTAAACATATCACAAAAACGAATCACTTGGCAGATTGCCTTCAAAAAAAACAAATTAGATAGAGAGCCGTGATAGTAAGCCATTGATTTTATTGGTTTTTATAAATGCCTTGACATTGTCCTCCGAATCATGTAGCATATAAGTATAGTCAAGTGATGAGGACAAAAACTAATGAAAAATTTATCGACACTCGCAAAACTCCTTGCTGAAGAAGATATCCATGTAATTCATAGAAAACAATCAACAGCAATGTTTGATGTTAAAAATCGTGAATTGTCCCTTCCTATCTGGAAAGAAATGTCAAAAAATGTTCAAGATTTAATGACTATCCATGAGGTAGGTCATGCTCTTTGGACTCCTTTAGAAATGCTAGAACGTGCTAGAAATGAGAATATTGAGTTTTCATTTGTTAATGTATTAGAAGATGTTCGTATTGAAAAATTTGCACAAAAGAAATATCCTGGCTCAGTTAAAGTCTTTAGACATGGTTATAGAGAACTTTTTAAAAGCAATTTCTTTGAAACTTTAAACAAAGATATTTCTAAACTTAATTTGATAGATAGAATGAATCTTCATTATAAACATCATGTTGATGTTCCCTTTTCTTCTGAAGAAAAAGTCTGGGTAGAAAAAGCAAACAATACTGTTACACCAGATGATGTACTTGAGCTTGCAAAAGAACTTTATGAATATATGGTTCAAAATCAAAAAGAAGATAATTCTGAAGAACAGAATATGCCTAAAAATTCACAATCAGAAAATATGTTATCATCTGATGATAATAGTACA